ACTAAAAAAAGAGTACGAGACGGGAGATGGACTGGAACTGGAAGTGGTGGCGCTAACATTAGATCTACAGAAGAAATTTTAGAGCTAGTTAAAAGAAGCGACAATGGAGAAGTCTTAATAAAAGAATGGATGAAAAATCCTACGACAGACAATCCTGTTTTTGATAAATTAAGAGAAAGAGCAAAGCGAAGAAAAACTTATGAAAACCATATGTACACTACGAAGAAAAAGTATGAGGAGTTTAGGAAAAAGAAAAGAGTGTGGGAAAAGAAGTTTCAAGAAAGTGACAAATATAAAAATTATCAAAAGAAAAAAATGGCTACAAAAGGTATTTTTCCTGCTGTGGATTCTAAAGAAAGAGTATGGAGAGATATTTGGAGAGCGACTAACCAAAAAGATGGCAGTAGATTTAAATTAATTTCTAACATTCCTAAAGCAGTAATAAGTGAAAATGGAATTAAATATATACCATGGCAAAATAATTATAAAAATGTAGTTTTTTTAGACACAAAAACAAATCAAAAAATTACTTATGATGGTTTAGAGAAATATATGAAAAAGTATATCGGCAAAAATACTTATAAAAATGCAATAGAGAATTATGATATTAAAAAATTATTAGAAAGCGAACCTATTAAATTTAAAAAAAAAGATACGACAGTAGGACAAATTCTAAGAGAAAATATTTTAAGTGAAAAAGAATTAAAAGCTAATAAAGGTTTTAGTGCTATTGAAGTAAACCACAAAGGCACTAACCTAGATGAATTTTGGAATACAGAAGTAACCACTAGAAATGCTAATCGAAAATTAGTTCCTTTAAAATCAAGATATAAAAAAATGTTTGATTTAGCTACAACACAAGAGGGTAAAGCTAAGATTATAAAAGAATTTAGTGAAGAAGTAGAAAAATTACCCGGAGGAATTAGAACTATATTTGAAGGCACAGAAGTAGGAATAGAACCCACTGCAAAAAAAGTTATTACCGCAGCTGCTAAAGATAAAGGACTTTTATACTCTAAGGCATTTAAAAGTTTTGTTAATTCACTTCCTGTTAAAATAGCAGCAGGTCTGGTAAAAGCGGGTGCACGAACAGTTGGAGCAGCAATGCCAGTTATTGGGCCAGGTTTAGTTGCGTGGGGAGTTAGTGATGCCAATAAAGCGTATGCTGCAGGTCTTACTAAACCCGATGAATTAACTGTTGCCTATAATTTTGGACCGGAGATTGCAAAAGCTTGGTCTAACTATAAAGGAAAAGAAATGAAACCTACCTTAGCAGGTGAAGAAGGGTTACCAGAGATAGATGCATTCGCTGCAAAAGATGGTGGCCTGTCTGGTGTAGATCAATATTTAATAAACCGATACAAATGAAAAACCCGACTTTAGTTAAAAACATGAAAGATGTTAAATGGAAAGCAATACCCCCATTAAAGGGCCCTGATCCTAGAGGCTTGATTAAAGATAAAAAACAGGATAAACCTATAATTTTGGAGAAAACAAATGGCAGAAATCGATAAGGGCTTACCTAACGTAAGACAGAGTGTAACAATTCCTTCGCAAGAGCAGGAGACAGAAGTTATAGCAGAAATGCAAGAATCTATGCCGTCACCGGAAAATACGGAGATGGTAGAAAACGAAGATGGATCAGTAGACGTAACGTTTGATCCACAAGCAGTTTCTCCTGAACAAGGAGATAATCATTACGGTAACCTGGCAGACTTATTGCCAGATTCTATTTTAGATCCTTTAGGGTCCGAGCTTTATGCAAACTATACGGACTACAAAGAATCTAGAAGAGAATGGGAAAGATCTTATACTCAAGGTTTAGACCTTTTAGGTTTTCAATTTGAGCAAAGAACAAGACCGTTCCAAGGAGCATCGGGTGCAACTCACCCAGTATTAGCTGAAGCAGTAACTCAATTCCAAGCGCAAGCTTATAAAGAATTACTACCAGCAGGTGGTCCAGTTAGAACTCAAGTGATAGGCATGCCTTCACGAGAGAAACAAGATCAATCTGTTCGAGTTAAAAATTTTATGAACTATCAATTGATGGATGTCATGAAAGAATTCGAACCAGAGTTTGATCAAATGTTGTTTTACTTGCCACTAGCAGGTTCAACATTTAAAAAAGTTTATTACGACGATTTAATGGGACGAGCTGTATCAAAGTTCGTCACAGCAGATGACTTAGTGGTTCCGTATTCCGCTACCTCATTAGAGGATGCGGAAGCCATATGTCATGTAATTAAAATGTCAGGTAATGATCTTCGTAAACAACAGGTTGGAGGATTTTATAGAGATATAGAATTAGGAAAACCTTATGACGAAGAAACAGAGCTTAAGAAAAAAGAACGAGAACTAGAAGGAACAAGAGCATCAGGTTATCAAAGGAACAACCCGATTTATACTTTGATAGAATGTCATGTTAATCTAGATCTTGAAGGCTTTGAAGATAGAGGCGAAGACGGAATGCCTACAGGTATTAAAATTCCATACATTGTAACAATCGACAATGGTACGCGAAAAATATTATCTATTCGAAGAAATTATAGAGTAGATGATCCCAAAAAAGAGAAGATCCAATACTTTGTCCACTTTAAATTTCTGCCAGGACTAGGTTTTTATGGATTCGGATTAATCCACATGATTGGCGGTCTAACAAGAGCAGCAACGTCTGCCCTTCGTCAATTATTAGATGCAGGTACGTTAGCGAACTTGCCATCAGGATTTAAACAGAGGGGTATCAGAGTTAGGGATGATGCCCAATCTCTTCAACCAGGTGAGTGGCGAGATGTCGACGCTCCTGGAGGATCTTTAAGAGATGCTTTTATGAACCTGCCTTACAAAGAACCATCACAAACTTTATTACAGTTGATGGGAATTTGTGTAGATGCAGGACAGAGATTCGCGTCCATTGCTGACATGCAAGTCGGGGACGGGAACCAGCAGGCCGCTGTTGGTACGACGGTAGCCCTATTAGAGCGTGGCTCGAGGGTAATGTCAGCAATCCATAAGCGATTGTACGCATCAATGAAAAACGAATTTGTTTTATTGTCTGATGTATTTTCAACTTACTTACCACCGGTTTATCCGTATGATGTAGTTGGAGGGGAAAGAACAATTAAACAAACAGACTTTGATGCAAAAATAGATATTCTACCAGTAGCTGATCCTAATATATTTTCAGCAACACAAAGAGTAGCAATAGCACAAACAGAATTACAATTAGCTCAAACTAATCCACAGATGCATAATTTATATGAAGCATATAGAGATATGTACGAAGCATTAGGAGTTAAGAATATTGATCAGGTATTACCACCACCTCCACCGCCACAACCAAAGAATCCGGCGATGGAACATATAGATGCATTGGCAGGTAAACCTTTCCAAGCATTTACTGGACAAGATCACCAAGCTCACATTGCAGCACACGTTGCATTTATGAGTACAGCTATGGCAAAAAATAATCCACAGATTATGGCTTCATTAGAAAAAAATATTTTTGAACACATTGCATTAATGGCTGATGAACAAGTACAAATGGAAATGCAGGATAAATTAATGAAACTTCAACAGTTACAACAAATGATGCAACAGAATCCACAAGTAGCCGAGAACCCAGAAGTTAAAGGCGAAATGGAAAGAATTCAGTTAGAAATAGAATCTAGAAAAGCAATTCTAATTGCTGAAATGATGAACGATTTCTTAGAAGAAGAGAAGAAAATTAGCGGAGACTTTGGTAATGATCCAATTGCAAAACTTAGAGCTAGAGAGCTTGATCTTAAAGCTCAAGATAATATGAGAAAACAACAAGAAGACGAAGCTCGTATTAACTTAGATAGAGCTAAGATGATGCAGAACAGAGAAATTACTGAAGACAAATTAGATCAAAACGAAGAACTTGCTTTACTAAGAGCTAAGACTTCAATTGAAAAACAAAAAATGTCCAATAATGCAAAAGCTAAATCCGATATTATGAAAAGGAAGGACGTTAAAACACTTAAAGGACCTAGAAGCTAATGCCTTATTGGGATAATTATGGTGTTAGTAAATCTCAGTATGATAAAGGAGATTTTACTAAATCAACCGATCGTAATGTAAGAAACTTAGCAACTGGAAAAACTGGAGTATCAGCTGCGCAGTTAGCTGCACAAAATGCAGCAGCTAAGAAAAAAGCTGAAGCAAAGAAAAAAGCTCTAGAAGATGCTAAACATAAAACGTGGCTTACTAATACCAAAAAAAAGAAAAAGAAAAAAACTGATTGGGTTGATAAAACTTTACAGACAGTGGACACGGTCGATAAACTTTATAAATTTGGTACTACCCTTAACCCTTTAAATTTATATAAAACTAATCCCTATATTCTAGGAGGAAGTCTTCTTAAAAGTTTGTATGATAAAAATAAAAAATCTAAGGAAAAAGAAAAAGTTTCTTTGGTAGACGTAGATACCCCAATACAAGTTGCTGAATTAACTGAGTCACAAAAAAACTGGATTGACAAAGAATTAAATAATTTAAAAAGAGGATTTAAAGAGCCTCAACATGTTTATGAAACAATAAATAATCCTGCCTTGGGAAAATTTGAAAAAAATACTCTCAATCCTTTTAAAGGTCCACAAGAGCCTACAACTCCAAAAGAATTTATGGATTATTTAAAAGAAAAAGCCCCTGACTCAAATTTTCCAACAGTTACAGCAGTAGGCGCTGAAGGCGGAGTCGCTAGAAAAAAATACTATAAAGGTTCTAATGGAATTTTAGATCTTGATGAAACTGACGGCGAAGAAATTTCTTTAACAGCTTTTAATCCTAACTTTGATGAGATCCCACAATTAACAGAAGAAGAACAATTACAAATAGATTCTGAAGAAAAAGAACCCGGAGAAAAAAGAATAGATTTATTTTCTGAAACAGACGAAGGTGATCCACTTAATGAATTACTTTTAGCTGAGGATGGAATTACAAGTTTGTTTAGAGCAAAGAATGGTGGTAACGCTTCAAAAAATATTAAAGGTCAACCACACATGTTGGCTTACATCACACCTGGAGAAGCTAAGACTTTAGAAAATTTAGGTGGACAAAAAACAATGACTAAAGAAGGAATTCCTGCTTATCCACCAAGTGAGAATTACGGTGGTAGCTGGGGAGGAAGTTCAAATGAAGATAAAGGAGAAACTTCTTCTGATTCAGGTTGGAGCAATAATGATTGGGGTAGTGACCAAGAAGATGATGTTGCACAAATGGAAAAAGATATGGGTGTTACTACAGATCATTCACCTGATTGGACTGGCTCTGATCAAGGATGGGTTGTATCAGAAGATGAAGAAACAGAAATAGGTGGTTCAGATTATATTGGTCCAAAAGATAAAGTTAGAATTCACAATGAGATTTTAAATAGAAAAAACACTTGGGATAAAGATAAATGGAAAAGAGATGCGTGGACTCTAATTAATATACCAAAAACTCCTTTCGGACTTATACCTTTTGCAATTAGTCAAAATAAAAAGAAAAAGGAAAGGATTGCTGAAATTGAGTCTGAGTTAGCATTATTAGAAAAAATTGGAGCTACAAAATTTACACCTCACACAGACACTATTTACCAAAAATTAGAACAAGAAAAATTAGACCTTCTTCAGCCTAAAAAAAACGAGTGGGACAACAAGCCAGATGGTGATGCATATCCAGTAGTTCCTGTACACGAAGAAATTCAAGAGTATGAAGAAATGGCTTGGGATCCAATGAGTTATTTAGATAAAATTAGAGCTGGTCAAGCACAAAGGGCTTCTTTACAAGCTAAAGGTATTATACAAGACAACGAAACAATGACTTTAAATAGTGGTGGACTTGCCAACTTATTTAGAGTAAAAAACTACTAATAGGAGAAAACTATGAGAAATGATTTTGGTACAAGACCTTATTCTTCAAGATTTCCATACGACAAAGGTGGAAAATCTGGTTCTAAGAAACAAGGTTACAATGCAAGATTAGATGAATCTTTAGGTGCTAGAGATGGAGCTGAGTCTACTAAGTCTCAGAGCTTTAAAGCAAGAAGAGATGAA